GCTATTGATATTAGCAAGGGTCTTATAATTGCTAATAATATTGATATAAGTTCTACTTTAACTATTAGCAGAGGTCTCATTCGGGCTAATAACATTGATATAAGTTCTGTATTGGATATTAGCAGAGGGCTAATACTTGCTAACACAATAAGTGGGAGTGCTATTACAATTAATGTTAATGCCAATGCTGGTAGTGATATTATTACTATTAATATTGGTAATAGTAACGGTGTTAAAATTATTACAGCTCCTAATTCAACCGCTGATGATATTACTATTAATGGTGTAAGAGTGGCAACTACACAACATATTAAAAATGTTATTCCATATGGAGTAATTATGGCTTATTATACAACTCCAGCACCACCAGGGTGGGCAATATGTGATGGAACGCCTCCAACACCTGACTTGAGAGGTAGATTTATATTGGGTGAAGGGCTAGGTATAAATTTAACGAATAGACTAATTAATGCATCTGGTGGTGAGGAAAATGTAATATTAGATATATCTAATATACCCAGTCATAGTCATCAATCAAGTAAACTTATCAGTGGTTCATTCCGAACCGGCGACCAATATGGTAGCAGCACCAGCAGAGTAACTGGTTATGACACTGGCGTCGTCGCAAATAATACTGGTTCAACTGGTGGTGGTCTTGGACACAATAATATGCCCCCTTTCTATGTATTACTCTATATAATGAAAACAAGTAATTATGATTTTGGTTATAATTTTTTTTAAAATTTAACATAAAGCATATTAAATACAACTATTTCTTATACAAATATTTCTATTTACTATTTCTATTTAAAGATTTAATAACTATTTAACTAAAATAGTTATGTTATCTAATGATTGTGGGGACAATAATGTTTTAACAATAAAAACAGTCCAAATTGCGCCATTTCGCATTTTAATGGCTGCGTTAAAGGACATTTTATTGGAAACAAATATTATTTTTACGAAGCAAGGTATTAAAATTATAAATATGGATAAAACACATACAATTTTGGTCCATTTGTTTTTAAAAGCCGAAAACTTTGAATTTTATGAGTGTAAGCATGAGAAAATTATTGTAGGCGTTAATATATTACATTTGTTTAAATTGATTACAGCCATTGATAACGATGATACGCTCACAATCTATATCGAAAATGACGACTATAATGAAGGCATTGTTACAGAATTAGGTTTGAAATTTGAAAATGGAACTATTAAGCAATCTAAAATACAAAAATTAAAGTTGATTGAGCCAGAGCAAGATGAACTAGAAATCCCAAATATTGAGTTTTCATCTGTTATTAATATGCCATCTAATGATTTCCAAAAAATTATTAGAGATTTGGCTAATATTTCGGAAAAAATAGAAATAAAATCGGTTGAAAACGAGTTGATTTTCAAATGTGCCGGACAATTTGCCAAAGCGGAAATAAGGCGAAGCGAAAATAATACAAATATGCAAATGATAAATAAACAGCACAATAAAATTATTCAAGGCGAATATTCACTCAAAAATTTAGTATATTTTATTAAATGTACCAATTTATGTAATCAAATCGAAATTTATTTGGAAAATAATAGGCCATTAATTGTTAAATATAATGTGGCTTCCCTTGGAGAAATCAAATTATGTTTATCGCCATTACCATCGTCTGGGTCTGGTTAAAGTTATTGTTTATGAGCTTTAAATACACAAACTTGTTGTTCTATTGGGAAAAAACTATGAATAGCAAATGGGTCTTTATTAACGGCAAAGTCTAATGACTTAAGGACCTTTTTGTCTTTCATCCATATTTTGATAATACAAAAGTTCTTTTTTGGGCTTACTGAAACACCATTAATATTATTTGTGATTGCTTCATCTTCAATAAAACTAGCACCAATTATTTTATACACAATAATTTTGAATAATGCGACAATATCATTATTACTTATTTTATAAGAAAAATAGCCACCGTTAATATTGTCTTCTGACTCCCATAATGGTAAAATATCTTCTTTCATAAAAAATAGCATGGATTTTTTTATTAACACTTCGTTCAAATTTTCAACAAATAACACTAGTTCTTGTAAATCAGTAATTTGTGTTATTTTTTTATAGCCATTAATAGTCCAATCATTATCATTTTGATAATGTATCCAACATGACCATAAATTGTTTAATTTATACATATTATATATATTAATTATATTACTAACTACATTTTATTATGTTTTTTATATATATATTAAAACTTTTTTAAAAGTTTTAGACAAAAACTTGACTAAAATAAGACAAATAAAATTGATTATTGATTATTAACAAAGCTATAAAGTATGAACTATGAAAGTATGAACTATGAAAGTATGAATAATGAAAGTATGACTTTCAACGCTATGCCTTGTGATATTATAAGGCATATATTATATTATGTATGTGGTAATACTAAATCATTAATTAATTTAAAACTCACTTCTATGTTTATGAATGGAGAGATTACAAGCTTTACAGTCGCTAAGCAAATGTTGTTAACAAAACTAGGGCGTTATGAAGACATGTTTAAGTGTGTAAATGTGGATTGTTATGAAGACACTTATGAAGTCTTTACTTATTTACATAATTATGGATATAGACGTTATATTCATAAATGGCAAGAAGCATTAAATGAGACAACAATAGTAGTAAATTATAAATCTTATAAAATAAAACATCCGTATTGTTGTGAATGTTTTAAAAAACATATATTAGTAGGAACTAGAGAGAATGTAATAGAGAATTATGACTTTGATAGTCAAGTAAATATTGTTTATACTTGAAAACGTTTCTTTATATTGTTTTTTTATATTGTTTTTTTATATTGTTTTTTTAATCGCTTTATTGTCGGTTATGTCAAGTTCGTGCAACACATGTTCCTGTTGCCTGGTCTCTTATTGTTCCGTTTTGACAAGCACGAACACATTGTCCTGTTGAATCTCGTTCTTTACCCGGAGGACATAATTCGTAACATGTTAAACCTGTTCGGGCTTTAAATTTTGCCGGAGTTTCATTTGAAGGACATACTTCATTATTTTGTGCTGTTTGTCCTCCGCTTAATATGCTTTGGGCTGTTACTCTATTTCGTGCTTCTTGTAGATTATTTAAATTATAATAATCATAACTTATACTATTAACACCTGTACTAGCAGTTGTGCCATTCCACGTTGCCTGTTCGGCGGCAGATAGTCTATTCCATAGCCGTTCAATTTCAATATCTATTTTGGCATTATCCACATTTGGATTTGTTCCATATAATTGTGTCTTTATACTATTATATTTACTTTCTTTAAACTTCAAAAAACCATTTAACTTATAAGTACTATTATATCGTGTTCCATATTTGACATGTTCACCTGATATAGTCTCTCCTTCACTCAATAAAATAGAACTGCCATAAGTAACAGGAGCCATTGGTAAGCCTAAAAAGGCATTGTTTGGTAATGAACTGTTTCCACTCAAAGTTCCTATATAATTGTTATATAAGTCATTATTGTATTTTGCTTTATTTGAAAATATTGAATTATATAGTCTAGAATTTACAATATCTTTAATAAATGACTGTTCTGCTAATCTATTTACTATACTATTAACAATAAAATATTTTGTTGGATTTTTAGATAAGTCATAACTATTGCGTGATAAATCAAATGTTATATCTACTTTATCATAAAAATCTTTGCGAAGACTATCTCTGTCTATTCTATTTTCATTTCTAAACTTGTCGTATAAATAAGAATATTGTTGTTGGTTTAATAATTCAGTGTCTGTTATATCAAATTTATTTAAGCTCACATCGCGCGCACTATTTAAATTCTGTCTTAAATCTTTTTGGTCAGGATCTAATCCAAAAACTCGCAATAATAATGTGGATATTATTGTCATCATTATTATAGGAATAAAAACAAGGACCCACGCAATTACTGTGAAACCTAAACTACATAAAATATTTATTATTAATGTAAATATAATCATAATTACAAATTTTAGAAAAGCACTATTAAAAACACCGGCATAAATATCAATAAAAATTTGAATTAGCGAAAAACCTATATAAACCAACGCTGGCCCACAAAGTCCTAATAATAACATTTTAATATTATATTATAATATTATAATGTTAGAAACTTAGTTAGTTTATTTTACTTATTTTACTTATTTTACTTTTTATTCAACAAGTCAATTAAAAGATTCAATTTGTCTATTGTATTTTTACAACTAGCTAGTTCTTTTTCTAAAACTAGCACTGTATTATTGTTTTCTATGCATGTTTGAATACTTTTTTCTTCACTTTGCTTATTGCTTTGCTTATCTTCATCACTATGATCAGTTTCTTCATCACTATGATCAGTTTCTTCATACTCACTCTTATAAGTTGTTACTTCTTGTTGTAATTTAGTTATTAAATTATTTTTTTCTTCATTTTCTCTCTTATAAGTTGTTACTTCTTGTTCTAATTTAGTTATTAAAATATTTTTTTCTTGTACTACCTTTGAAAATCGGCGTGTCTCTTCTTCTAATTGTAGTTTATATTTATTTGAATTAGCATTTGAATTTGGATTGTCGTAAGTATTACCCATATTTTCATAATCAGCCAGATCGCGTTGTAATTTAGCTAGCACATTATCTTTTTCTTGTAATAATCTAATAAAATTTTGTAGTTGTTCTTGTTGTTTTCTCATTATACCAACTACTTCTTCGTTACTTAATGGTATTTGTTTTCCATCTTGACTTAAAATAATTTGTCCTTGACCCTGATTTTGTTGTTCTAATGCCATTTTTCGTCGTTCTGCATCTATTTCTTTAATTTGTTCTATCACATCTGGTTTATTTATTGGATCACCAGGATAATAGTTTTGTAATAGCCCATCTAATCTATCCATATAAAACTCTTTAAAGTCTTTATTTTTTATGAATTCGTCTACAGTGCGATCAGATGTTTTTTGAAACTGATTTTCACCGCTTTCTAATAGCCTCTTTTTATCAAATGTATTATGAATATGTGAAAATACTAATATCGTTTTTTTTGGTTCTAATTGAACGAACGGAACGCTGTAATCTTTTAAAAAAGCTTTCTCTTCGGCTAAAGCAGCATGGTCTTCATATTTATGGTCTTTTAATAATTCACGCTTAAAAGCAAATGTTCCAGCGGTTGCGTGTGATTGACCATATGGACCAAATTGAAACATTTTTTGTATATGTTTAAACCAAATATAAATTTCACTTGCGCCAGCACATAAAGCATTTGGATGTGTTACTAACATATTAACGGCGTGTGATACTCTTTCGGGCGGATAATAATCATCATCATCCATATACACTATTATATCTCCTTTGGATTTGGAATGCATAAGATTTCTTTTTTTTCCTAATGGCATTTTCTGACTATAATAAAAATATTTTACTTGTTCTATATTACATACTAAATCTTCTATTTTGTCTGTGCCATCATCTATAATAATCCATTCCATTTTATCTTTTGGATAATCTTGATGATTAAAGCATTTAATTGTGTATTCCCAAAAGGGACGTCTATTAAATGTTGGAGTGCATATACTTACAAATGGTAGGTCGCAGTGTTTTTTATCCTTATTTTTTTTTCCCATTGCTATAGTAATAGCAATATTATTAGTATTGGTTTTAAATTAAAATAGTATATTATTATATTTTTAATATTGGTTTTAAGTTTTTAGTATGAATTCTTAAGTATTGGTTTTTGTAATGTAAAAAATATAAAAATAGAATATTATTATATTCTTTAATATTGGTTTTAAGTTTTTAGTATGAATTCTTAAGTATTGGTTTTAAGTTTTTAGTATTAATTCTTAAGTATTGGTTTTTGTAATGTAAAAAATATAAAAATAGTATATTATTATATTTTTAATATTGGTTTTAAGTTTTTAGTATGAATTCTTAAGTATTGGTTTTTAAACACTTAATAAAGTTATTAATTTATATAGCACTAATAAGCCTAATATACCACCAATAACTCCAACACTTGTTGGATGTAAAACATTTACACCAGCAAGAACTACAATGATACAAAATAATAAAGTTAATATATTACCATGGCTCTTAATTATTTTTAATAATTCTGGATAATTTTTAAATGGCACATAAAAGAACCCTATAATAACATAAAAATGTAAGTAAAATAGCGCAAGTATATTACCTAATAACGCTATAAATATTGAATACATTGCTATTGTTATTATTAAACAAGTCCATAATATAGACAAAAGTAGAATTATAACCATAGCAGCAATATAAAATGCTATAGAAATAAGAAATGTATTAGCACGAATCCATGGAAAAAATAAAGATGCTATACCATAAAAAATTGCAGCAGCAAACCAATTACTTGATAGATTGTTAGCTTTTTCAACAGCTTTGCAATCTACATTTAGAGTAAAAAAAGGATTAAAGAGATGCCATGGCTTATCCCAGAATTGACTCAAATACCAATAATACTTTTTAGGGAACCCAATTTTATAATTGGGTTCATCTTCAGTTTTACAAGTACGAAAAAGATTAAAATTTAATAAATTTGTAAATTTAATTTGAAGATCTCTGCTCCAACAACTCCATTTTATTTTAGATCTTCGAATTGGAAAAAACCAGTCTAAATCTTCTTCATTATTTATTTCAAATATGCTTTTTTTTTCTTTTGATTCAGAGTTATTATCATTTGTACATAGATTTTTATTTTCGTCGTCTAAAGTCACGTTCTTTTTGAGCATAAAAAAGTATTCTATTAATAAATAATAATCAAATTTTTGGTAGAAAAGTTCTACTTTACTTTCAAATGTTTCACTTCCACTTGTTTCACTTCCACCTGTTTCACTTTCACCTGTTTCACCTATTTCTTTTTTTCTTTTCTCTTTATACTTAGTGTATGATTCTCTTCTATATCCCATAAAAGACATCATCATCATAAAGAAACTAAATAAACTAGGAATCCATACTGTAACAATTATTATTAGAGATAATAAAAATAAACTTGAGACATTCAAGTAAGGCAGCTTTACAATGTATTTATCTGTTATAGCACCATATATCCCCATAAAAACAAATATAAAAATTAGACCGCTCCAAAATTGAGAATATTTATTAGGTTCTTTATTGTAAATAAAAGAGCCTATATAATTAACCAAACGAATAAGGCCTTTCATCACCATTCTTGAAAATATTATACAATAAAAAAATCCTAATAATAAAGATCGTGCTGGAATTTTTACAAGTTCACTTAAAGCAAAATTATTGCTTGTGTCCTTCGTTTGTCCATTATAACCCTTGTTATCATTTAAAAATGATATTAAATTATATGGAAAAGTGTTATACCATTCTAAGCCATGTCCACTTGATGTAGCTCCTGTATTATCACCAGGACACACATTATTTGATGGCGGTCTAGGTTGTGATATGGACTGTTTTGAATCATGGTTACCTACGTTATAAGGTGATTCATATAAGGTTGTTTGTATACCACCCGTTGCACATCCACCATAAATAATCCAATATTCATAACAAGCTGCAACTAAGACCATAACTATAAAAATAATTATCTCCATTAATAATTTTGTTAATAAATCCATAATATGTAGTTTTTTTTTTCGTATTGGTGTTGTGTAACATATTTTGCGTTCTCCGCTTGTCTCGTCGGAAACATCAAAATATCGAAGTCCCATATAATAATTGTTTTCCTCTTCGGCATCAACATTAGCAACATCAGTACAATTTAATTCACTATCTGCCAAAACACAACACCCCTCTGTGTTATATAAATATTGGTCTCCTTCACCGGTTTTAAAATATTCTGACGTACATATTTTTTTATCACCAATGTCTGTTACTACTGGGTAACCTAGATCACTAGTATATGAAACATCTGTCGCTGTTTTAGGACAACCATCGGTTTTTGAGCCTTGTAATAAAGGGCTATCACTATATAGTGGGTCAATAGGCATGAATACTAATATAACATATTATAATATTTTGAAAATACTTAAACATATTTATAATTAAAATAATAAGTATGGCTGAAAATATTTATCTCTGTAAATTTGAATCTATGGATAAATATTATGATTTTAAAGATGTATTAATTCTTCCTAAAAAATCAAATTTAAATAGCAGAAAAGATGTTGTGCTTGAAAGAACAATTGTTTTTCAAAACGGAGTCAAGTGGACTGGAATACCTATTATAGCAGCAAATATGACTACTATTGGAACATTAGAGTTATATAAAGTGTTAAGTACTTATAAAATTATTACTGCTCTTCATAAATTTCATAAGCTACAAGATTTGGTGGCTTATAATAAAATAAACCCCGATTCTAAATTAAATCCCGATTATTTTATGATTTCTACAGGAATTAGTAGCGACGACTATAACAATTTAACACACATTTTGGATAATTTTGAGTGTAAATTTATTTGTGTTGATATTGCTAATGGCTACATCTCTAAATTTAACGACTTTTGTAAAGTATTAAGAAGTGAGTATCCTGAAAAGATTATTGTAGCTGGTAATGTATGCACAGCTCAAGGATTAGAGTTATTAACTGATTTAGAAATCGACATTATTAAAGTTGGTATAGGTGGGGGTAGTGCATGTACTACTCGAATTCAAACAGGAATAGGAATGCCACAGTTTAGTTGTGTATTAGAATGCGTTCAAGCATGTAAAGAGAGTAATCGTATTAATTTTGAAATAAACTATGAATATGACCAACATAAATATAACAAATCATTTGTATTAAGTGATGGTGGTATTAGTTGTCCTGGTGATTTGGCAAAAGCGTTTGGTGCTGGTGCTGATTTTGTAATGATTGGTGGAGCATTTGCAGGACACGATGAGAACCCTGGCGAAATTGTGTGTGATGAAAAAACAGGAAAATGTTATAAAAGTTTTTATGGTATGAGTTCAAGTTATGCTATGAAAAATAATTATTCGGCAAATAATAATACTGATTATAGAAGCTCGGAAGGACGAGAACTTAAAGTTGAGTATAAGGGTCCGTTAAAAAATAGTATAGACAATTATTTAGGAGGTTTGAGAAGTGCGTGTACTTATACAAATAGTGCTAATTTAGAAGAGTTGGCCATTAATACAAAATTTATTATTGTTAATAATCAATATAATTCACATTTATTATAATCTTATAATAATGTATATATAAGTATAAATATATTATGTCTAGTTTTAAAATACGAAAGTTATCGCATGAGGAAAAATCTATGAGAGACAAAGTAGATCAAGAAAAAAAAAAAGCAGCAGAAACAGCAGCAGCAGCAGAACAAGCAGCAGCAGAAAAAGCAGCAGCAGAAAAAGCAGCAGCAGAAAAAGCAGCAGTAGAAGAAAAAAGAGCAAAAGAAAAAGCACACGAAGAAGAATTGTCCAGATCAAGAAAAACAAAAATATATCGCTCGCGTTATGATAGTGTACCGCCAATTGACTCAAAACCTTTCTTAGTGACACAATTCTCTCAAACGGGTTCTATTCCAATTGCTTTAGATCATAACTTTGCGCCTATGGAGTTACACAGAGAAGCACATTCCGAGTTAAGCATTAATATAGATAAAACATATATTATTAAACAGTTGAAAACTTTCAGTGCTATGGTTAGAAATCGCTTGCTAACTAACGGTTATTTAACTAATATGACAATTGAGCCTACACCTACAGAGATTGATGACAAGGTTAAAAAGGAATCATCTTATTATTCTAGAAGTGTAGATTTAACTTCATCTGAACTAGATGATTATATAAAGTTTTTAAAAATCCATATTGAGAAAATCTATAAAAGAAAACTACAACAGCAGTCTAATAAGACTCAACCAGAACCTATAGTTTGTTGTATTGATCTTGAAAATCTAACAAATAGTATTATAGAAAGCTTTGGCACGCGTGATAATTATAGTGATACTATGAATGAAGTATTTTTTTTTCTAGTTTATTATATAAAAACACATAATATAACTGACATTATATTAACTCTTCAAAATCATCGTTTTAGTGATAGTGATCTACCCAGAAAAGCTATTTTTTTTGCTTTTATAGAAGATTTAATTAAGTTACTTGGAGACAATAATGTTCTACTTATGCCAGCACATAATAGATCATTAATGGATGACTTTTTTCTTATTCTTTGTTGTATAATTTTATTGTCATATCGTCTTAAAACAATTCTTATGACAAGTGATAATTTGAATGAGTTTAAGAATATTTCTGATTTAATGTATTTTCCTATAAATCCTATAATGGTTTATAATACTATTTTCAGGGACAGAAGACCTTCTACATTTATTATAGAAAAACCTGAAACATATCCAATTCGTCCACCTAAGTTTAGTGGTTTTGTTAAAGATCTAAGACATGATTTGACTGGTCGTGGTTCTAGCTCCTCAAGTATGGGTCATTCAAGTCGGGCTCATAGCGGAGGTACCATCAAATATAAAAAGTCATTACTAAATAAAAGAACTAGAAAAATATACAAGAAAAATTACTCACAAAAAATGAAAAAATATAGTAAAAACAAGAAAAAGAAGACTTTAAGAAGAATAAGACTTTAAGAAGAAGAAGAAGACTTTAAATATAAATTTATATTACTTATTATTTAATAACTAATATAAATAAACATTATCAACTTTAAAACATATTATATTGTTGTTTTAGTTTTAAGTTCTTTTTATATAATCTATTTGTGCGAGCTTCTTTTAAATGTTTTGCCTACTCTTTTTAATACAGAAAGTGATGCTTTTTTGGTTGAATTATATGCTGAGTTAAAAGCTGATTTAAAAGCTGATGTTCCCATATTAGCAATCATGCTTTTATAATTTTCTTGCATAGCATGATAATTATTTCTAATTATAGACACATATGCTTTATCTTGAATAGTCGCTTTTTTTAACATAAGTGGTTTATCATTTATACCAAAACTAAACAAGTTAGATTTTGAAGCTCTTGAACCTCTTGAAGAACTTGAAGAAGTTGAAAAACTTGAACCTCTTGAAGAGAGCGCTTCATAGTCTTCTTCTTTTGCATTATTAATGTTACTAAATTCTTCAAAAGTCATTGCCTTTAACTTATTAATTAATGTAGACTCAACCAAAGTTTCCAATGTATATTCTAGTTTTGGGGATAGTCCACGTGCTTTGCTTGCATTTGAATTTGAGCTCTTATTGCGTCTTTTTTGCCCACCTACAAATGTAGGGTCAACGTCATCATAATACTCAATAAGTGTTTCCATCTCCATTTCTCCTGAATCTTTTAGTTTTTGCTGTAGCTTATCAAGCTCGCTTGTGTTTATATCTTCTCTTTTCAAATCTATTAAAAAGAACCCCATTAGTCCAATTATATAATCTTTGGCCTCAACGTCTTTAACATAATTATATAGTGCGTCTCGCTTTTCTCTATACATTTGTTGAGGTAGTGGTCTTGTTTCAGCCTCTAATTGGGCAACACGTTCTTGGGTTATATAATTGTTTTCAATAATTAATAATGGAAATACTTCAACAACCGCATCATAAATGTCTTGTAATGATTTTATAGTTCCACTATCTATTTTCTTTTTAATATACACATCGCCCTTTTTCCGCATTAATGCACTAACATTATAGTCTAAATCAAATCCAATATCTGTTTCTTCGTTTTCGGGTAAAATTGAATATGGTTTTAATACATTTATGAATGTATGCATAATATATTTATTATGTATTTTTTCGCTGCTAAATGAGTTATTAAACTCTTTAATATAATCTAATGTGATTTTACTATCTTTTATTTTAGGATTTGCCGGATTATAATGTATAATTTTATTAAATAATGTAAGGTCTCTTGATAATTCACGCAATTCGCTTTCATTTTTTTTTAATAACATCAAATATGCTTCCATCGCCTGTGAATGGACTGTTACCCATCGTTCAACCATACCCAGCGTACAACTTGGTGAGCCCTTTCCATGCGCATTAAATATTTCATTAAAATAATATTGTATAAAATTATGTATGTATAAATCGGTATTGAGAATTAAAAATGCTACTGATAATGTGACTAATTGTAAGAAACACCAATTTCCGTTTAAGCTTGGTTTAAACATGACTAAATGCATCATAAACTCGTCACTAAATGCGCGAACTAAATTAGCTAACATAAGCGTTTTTTCCGCTTCGCTATAGTTTAATTTGAATGAAATATAGTTTGTTAAGGCAATCGGAAAGTTCTTTTTAATATAAGCCACCATACTATCATTTGTTAAATTTGTTTGTGTCTGTAATATTGTACTATAGTTAGTTCTTAATTTATCTAGAAAAGCAATAATCGTTTCGCCCGTTTCACTAATAACAACTTTTTCAGAATATTTAGTCAGCCCTCCATGCGAACTAATTAAAAGCGTACTCAATGTGCTACTAAATTGCCTGTCTGAGGCTGGTGGTATACCCGTGTCTTCAAATGCTTTAAATAATTTGTCTTTATTATCAATAATATATTTAATACGCGCATGAGTTTCATTGGCGGCTTGTTGAATTTCGGAAAATTCAATTTCGCGACCTGTATCATTATTTTTACTACCTTGTATATATAATGTTCCATTAGATCTTTGAAGTTGATATGGAACAAGCTCTATACCTGTCGTGTTTTGAAATGATGTATTAGCATTTGCAACACAGTTTCTAAAATCGGCACCTCCTATATTTGCTGCCTCAAAAATAGTTCCGACTATGTTAGTTCCTTTAAAGTTAGCATTTAACAATTTTACATTTGTAAAATTAACCGCTGTTAAATCTGGATTATTTTTATAGTTTTTTTTTACTTGTGTAAAATCAAAGGTTTCAAAGCCAAGTGCACTTTGAAAATTACAATTTTTTATGTTAGTATTAAACATACTAACCGCTGGAGCAATAACAATAACAAGAATTTGTGACACAGGAGTATCTGGTTCTCTCATTATAAAAAAATCATATGGCTTAATATTATAGGTTGGATTTCTAAAATTTAAAACATTAATATTTAAAGCATTATATTCACTATATTTCATAATAGCATAGTTTCCATTGGGATTCCATTTAGAATAAGCAAGATTTTTTTTATTAGCAAGTTTAGCACCCTTAAATTCTTGTTGAAACAATGTAAACCCATCTGGATTAATTTCATTACATAAGTTTTTAAATTCCTGTGTTTTATTTTCTCCATAATAACGTTCGCTTGGCGATGAGGTCATTGACTGAACTATAAATACATGGCCAAACCAGTTAAATTTATTAACTATTAAACTATGATTTGGAAGCTGTCGTGCATTAAATTTTGTTCCTTCTAAATCACAATTATCAAAATTTACTCCATATAAATTACAATCTATAAATATATTATTTCGTAGATTCATTAGTTTGGTGTCGCTTTTAGCATCTTTTGAATATAATGAATCAAAATTGAACTTAAATAACGAAAAGTGACATTCTCTGAATGTGCTATTATTAATAATAGTATTATTATCAAATATTACAGTTTCTTTGTATTGATAGTCAGGAATAGGACTAAAACGCACAACATTAAAAGTACATTCTAATAGCTTACAATTTTTAAATCTTAAGGTCCCTTTTGCACATAAGATTGTTGCGCGAAATGTTGTATTATTAAAAGTGCAGTCTTCAAAAGAACTAAACATAAATACACAGTCAATAAAGAAAACATTGTTAAAGGTGCATTTTTTAAAATAATAATTACTAAATTTTTCTTTTATAAACATATTTGATTCAAACCTACAATTTAAGAACATCATATTTCTACTACCTGGCATAAGAAGTTTATCACTATTTATACTTGTTGTATCAAATTTACAATTTTCAAACACTATTTCGGCAGGATATGTTATTGTTGTAATAGGGGTGAATAGTGTTCCGTCAGGATTTACTTTTGAAGACTGTCCGCTACCAGATGGTGTAAAATTAGCTAAATTATAGAAATGCATATTATATTTGCTATGTGCTATAGACGCATTATATTTATACTGCATTGGACCATAACTCTTATCATGAAAAATGGTGCCTTTAAAAAAATTACAATTTTTAAAGGTGGGTAGCTTATTATTAATTTCCACATTTTTCCTATCAAAAAAGTCAACTGGTCCAAACTTAATATTGAAAAATTCGCAATCTATAAATTGTGATTCAATTAAACTAACGTTACTAAAATATAATTCGTAATCGCTGTTACCAAATTTTTTTTTTCTTGTCATATAATCACTCGAGCGTTCATGCATTGGATGACCGACATAACTGAGAAATTTGCTTTGTTTAAATATTATACCATCAAAGTTTGTTGATTTAAAGCTTGTATTTACAAATACACAACCTACAATTTCTTGTATTATAGACTTTAGTTCTGATGATTCTGAATAGCCTAACTGTTTATTACCAAATTTACAAAAATAAAAATATAAATTACTGAGTTTTTGTGGTGTTCCATGACTTACTAATAAATCGCTAATTTGTTTTCTATATACCTCTTTTTTTGCTAATCCTTCGCACATTAATTCTGATATGTCTTTATTATGGTGAGCAAGGTCAAGTTTAGCTCTATATGCTTGGGCTATTTTAGTTGATGCTAAATTTTTTTTTGTAAATCTTGATTTATAGGCTTTTGATATTATTGTAGTGGCTGCATCTAATTTTGCTTTTCTTGATTTATAGGCTCGTGCTATTGTATTTGCTGCACGTGTTTCTACAAATTTTTGTATTTCTTTATTTCTTTTATATGCTTCCTTAAAGCATACTGCCTCAATAAGATCTGTTTTAACTATAGCAAACATTCTATCTACTAAATGAGCCATTTGTGATTTAATAAATTGAGTGCCTTCTACAACTCGTGATATTGGACTCTTGCTTTTTACTTTTTGTGTTTTAGATCTATTTGAATTTGGAGAATGAAATTTCATAGTTACTGGCATAAGTGCTATATAATATACTATATATAATTATATTAACCAATAATAATATTAACCTTAATCTATATTAACAATAAATATTAACAAAAAATAACATTCTAAATTACATTATTTAATTATTTAGAATGTTATTGTTTATAAAATTGTTTATAAAATAGTTTATAAAATATTACTATACAATAATAGTATATTATTATGAAAATTAGTAATAACAGTAAGTATTTTATTAAAATAGCTTTTTTATTTTTCATAATAATGTCAAGTTTTTATATATACTATTTATTGAGTAATGAATTTAAGATTAGCGAAGGTTTTGCTGGTACAAGTGATTGTTCTGATTGTAAAGTAAAACCTAGTTCGGGAAATTGTATTCCAATATATGATATAAACTATAAAGTTGTAAGTAATACTAACTCTGGTTCTGGTCTTTTATTAGATAACTTAACAATTTCTTATGAATCAACATCCTTATTATTTTGCGAATGGCAACCTAGTCCATCTTGTATAAGTAACAATCTACCTACTCTAGCAGAGCGACTTGGCTATACTAATAATCAGATACAAAATACACAAATGCAATTAGATACTATAACATGTTGTTCTGGTTCTACAAGTAGTTTTTATGGTGATAGCACTACTACTTTTAATGCTATAACTAAAAATACTGTTAACGCAAGTATATGTTCAGCATTAGATAATGATTTAAAGAGTAGATTTAATAATAATAGCGGAGTAAATTTTGATGAAATAAACTTTACCAATTTACAACAACTTGAAACCAACGTTGATTATAGATTTGTAAAGAGTTTGTGTAATGATTTATCCAATAATGCATATAAGCCAGGTCTGTTATTTAAAAAGATTGATAGTAGTACAAATATTTTTGATGTGCCTAATATTTTACCAAAAGACTTAATAGATTTTATTATGAACTCAAATTTTTCCACAAGATTACCTCTAGTTGATGCTATTACAGGAACAAGAATAAATGATCTATCATATGCTCGAAATTTAGAAGCACGAAATAAGATAAATAGTCATATTCAACTATTTGAATATTTGAATGACCAATTAATAAGTAGGCAAACAAATCTAGCTCGCCGTGCTGTGTATGATGATTTAACAACATTAGAAAAAAATAACTTTAGACAAGCTAAGAATGATTTAAAGACACTATTTATTACAAACAATATTCCATTAACTAATTATTTAGACATAAGTTATAATCTGTTATTAAAAACTACTAACAACGCACCAACTTCTTATATATTAAATAAAGATGAATTTTTCAATTGTTTTGGTCAAGTTAATCAAGATAATATTGGAGTATTTTCAGCATCTGATTTACTTGATTTAAGCAATAATGATTACTTTGGAACAGGAAGAGACGCATCTTATGGTGCGTTTGGTTCTAATATTATTACAGGTTATCCAAATAATAATGATTTACAAATGGAATTACAAAGATTAGAAAGTATACCGTCGTCTGGTAACGCACCCGTAAGTGTTATTAATACATACTTAAATGCCATTAATAGTTTTTATGAAAAACAAATTAGTAATTTAACAGGTCCGCGAGATCATGTTTTTAATCAAGAATTAGTATTTGATAATAATACTTTAGAAACAGTAACACCAACTTTTTTTACATATGATGATACAGCAAATAATACATATCAATGTCAAGAAAGTGTAACGGGAAATAGTCTTTTTAAAGATTGCGGACCGGCCGCGTATGTTGGATTTCAAAGTTTTTAATTTTTATAATTTTTTAATTTTTATAATTTTTATAATTTTTTAATTTTTATAATTTATAATATTTATAATTTTTTTATATTTAACAAATTTAATATAGTGTGTTATTATTTTATATTTATATAATATAAAATAATGCCTGTTAAAAAATTTAAGAACCTTCCTGTCCCTAAATTTATTACTCCAAGACCACTTCCTCCACCAGATAGAAATATGTATAAAAGAAAAAGCAATAAAAACTTACCATTACCACATCGATTGCCCACACCGGCATTCCAGTTACCTAGTCCAGTTAGAGTAGATTCGCTTCAACCAACATATAATGGGTCAATTCATTCATCAGTACCTAGTACATATAATGGCTCATTACCTGGAACATATAATAAAGCTACAATCTTTCCAACAGCTAAGTCATTAGAAAACTTTAAAAAGCTATCATTGACTCCTTCGCCTTCACCTCTATTTACTGTAATACCAAAAAAGAAAGCATCAATGAAACGCTGTAAAAAAGGAACCCGACGGAATAAAAAAACGATGCTTTGTGAAAAAAATAAATATTATACACGAAGAAAATTTACCAAAAGACAATTCAAACGTTGTCCTAATGGAAAAAGAAGAAATCCAATAACATTACAATGTGAATCAGAACATTTATTTACACAATCCAGAATTTAATAGTTATTATAAATAATTATATAAAAATAATAGTAATAAAATATTAGATGGAACCATTAACTTATTATAGCAATATTAGTGCTATACAAAAAAATATTACTCATTATATAACCAATTTAAACAATAGTGGTTCGTTCAAATATTTATACGTTTATGGAGAACACGGTATTGGTAAAACAACAATTATTAAAACTATTTTAGCTGGTCTTAATTATAACATAAACTATATTGATTGTAATTGTAATAAATTATCGATTGACGAATTATTTAATATATATACAAACAGAGATGTATATTCTTTGTTTTTAAACAATGTAAAAAGCAATGCTATTATATTAGATAATATAAGTTATTATTTATATAATGATAAAAGTTATTTGACCAATTTAATTAAGTTATTGAAGAAAAATATTAAAGTAAAGCATAATAAATTTATTCCTTTTATTATTATTAACAATAATCAGGAAGATAAAAAATATAGCGAGCTTTCAAAATTATCGCAAAATTTGAAAATCCATCCGCCTAGTAATTTTGAATTAGAAACTATTATTAATAAACAATTTCCAAATATAGCCAAATTTACTAATTATCAGCTAATTATTGCTAATATACTTAGCTATTTGAATAATAAATATTATAAACTTAATAACTTGAAATATTATTATACTAATAATATTATAGAAGTAAAATTTGACAATAGTTGTAACTATAGTTATAACTCTATTAAAAATAGTAATGCAAGTATTAAGCTATTAACCAAGAATTTTTTAGAATATAACTATAGCTTACAAAATTTAGACATTATTAATTTTTTCGATAGAACAAGTTTAACGCTGTTATTACATGAAAATATTATTAAATTATTTTCAAATAATCTAACTTTGCAAGAGTTAAAAATATATAAAGAAATATTAAAAAATTATATATTTTGTGATTGTATTGATAAAAATATTTTTTTGTATCAAATATGGCAGTTAAATGATATTGTTTATATTATTAAAATATATTTTAATAATCTTATTTTACACAAGCACAAATTATTAAAATCTATTAATCAAAATGATATTATTTTTACAAAAATATTAACCAAATATAGCAGTGAATATAATAATTATAATTTTATTTTTAATAGCACTCAAAAATATAGTCTCAATAAAAAAAACTTGTTTTTATATATTTATTCAAAAAAAAATCAGTGTGATGAATGTGATGAAGACAATGAAACATTTGTTAATGAAGATGATGAATCTAAACTATTAAATAATAGAATACTTAAACTTATTTCACAATATACAAATTATTCTCTATCTAATTCATGTAAATTTTTACATGTAAATGATGATATTATAGGTGACGAATTTTTCCATTAACTAATTTACCAAGTAAGTCTCCTGGTTCTTCATCGTCTAAACATTCATATATGTTGTTATTTAATTCATTTTTATAATATTTTTTCTTATCAATAATTAGTAGTTCTAGTTCTTCTTCTTCCTCTTCTTTTGCTTCGCTTTCATCTTCTTCCTCTTCTTCCTCTTCTTCCTCTTCTTCCTCTTCTTCCTCTTCTTCCTCTTCTTCTACCTCTTCCTCTTGTGGTTCATCTTCTTTTACTTTTACTTCGCTTACCTCTTCAGCTTCCTCATCAGCTTCCTCTTCATCTTCATCTTCCTCATCAGCTTCCTCTTCAGCTTCCTCATCAGCTTCCTCTTCAGCTTCCTCTTCAGCTTCCTCTTCAGCTTCCTCTTCAGCTTCCTCTTCAGTTTCTGATTCTGTCTTTACTGTTTTGTTAATTACATTATTTTTTAAATAATTTAATTCTATCACTTTTACATTCTTTAAAGCATCACTAGTTACATTTACAGTCTCACAACTCTTAGTACTAACTTCGCTAACATCTAATAAAATATGCGGGTCATGTTTGTCTTTTAATTCATTATAACGTTGTTCTAGTTGATTATAGTTAGTTTGTAACTCTACATATTCTGGAAGTTTAAATAGCAACAGTTTAAGTTGTTGTAATAGTTCATTAGCTTTTTCATTTTTTTCTACATAAATAGAGAGATTAGTTTTTAAAGAGTTAGTAATATCGATTGATAATTTGCTAATTAAAGTATCAAAGTCTTTGCTCATTATATAATAAATATGTGTAAATATTTTAAATAATTTTAATATATATTTAAAACAATTTTTTATTTTAATAATAAAAATAAAATAAAAAATAAAAAATTGTTTTTAATATATATTTAAAACAATTTTTTATTTTAATAATAAAAATAAAATAAAAAATAAAAAATTTTTTAGAAAATGAGAGAACATAAAATACTTATTTTACATTTATTTTATATGCCTTCTTATTAATATGTTTATTATTTAATATATAGTCTTCATTTTCGTCATATAATTCAGGAAGTAATTTGGCTAGTGGTTTATCAACAAGGAGCAATAATCTCTCATTTTTTAATAATTTTCTATATTCTTGTATATTCAAATTACCATAATATTTTTCTAGCATATAAAATGGACTAGGGGCACACTTAATATTTTTTTCATAGTTATAAATTTTACAATACACATTATTTAATAAATAATAACGCTCAAATTTTTTAGAGGAATCCACATTTTCATTCATTAAAAATGAAGCAGCACATTCTGGGCTACAAAAATTACCATAACAATGATATGTGCCTTTTAATTCATATTTAGGTATCATTATAGGGTCATTATCAAAATCGTACGTACACCAAAAACAAGCACATTTTTTTGTTATATTATTACTTTTTAATTGCTTTGATAAATCTAGCAGTTTTTTATATATATTTTTGTTATCTGTTACATTATCGTTTAATAGTTTTTTTTCATATAAAAATGGGCTATTGTTTATAGCATTATGAGTATTAGGATTTAAAGCATTCGCACTTAAAGCATTAGGATTTAAAGCATTACCACTTAAAGCAATACCATTTAACGCATTTAGATCATTTATATCATTTAGATCAGTTAGATCATTTTGTGCGGATTGATCATCTAAAGCATCTTGTGTGTTAGCATTTAGACTATCACTATTTGTATTATTAAATATATTATAGTTATTGTCAAATTCTATTATATTATCAATGTTTGGATTATACTTTAACTCATTACTTGTTATTTCGTTTAGTTTGCAATTTAAATGTAAAATTATATTTGGCTTTTGAATTACTTCAATCACTTCTTTTTTCTCTTCTATTAGTTTCCCTCCTTTGGGTTTGCGTCCGCGTTTTTTATGAACTACATTTGTAGAACTATCTAATACTACTGTTTCGCCTTCTGTTGTTTCGCCTTGTATTGTTTCACCTTCTATTGTTTCGCCTTGTATTATATTATTTGATAAATCTAATAACTTCAAATTTTCATAATAAGATTTTGGTCGGCGTCCTTTTTTTTTTGCTATCATTTTATTTATATTTAGACTTAATGATTTATAATTTAAATTGTTTTTATTTATTATTTAAATATAACTTAAAACATTAGTATAACATTAGTAACGTTATATTACTTTCAAGTTATGAATAACAGCGTTACTCCAAATATTAACTGGAATGAAAAATATCGCCCAAATAATATTAGTAGCATAATTTTAAGTAAGTATAATAAATTACTAATAGATAATATACTTAGTAAAAATTATTTCCCAAATTTACTGTTATATGGTCCACCCGGAACAGGTAAAACAACAACTATTATGAATTTAATTGAAACATATTTAAACAAATATTATGTATATAATAGGAAACAAGTTATTCACCTTAATGCATCTGATGAACGAGGTATTGAAATTATTAGGCATAATTTACATAGTTTTGTAGTATGTGATAATTTATTTTTTGAAGGACCTAAATTTATTATATTAGATGAAGTGGATTATATGACTAAGACAGCACAAATAGCGTTAAAGTATTTGATTGAATATTATAGTAATTATAATGTGCGTTATTGTTTAATTTGTAATTATATTACAAAAATAGATAGCAATTTACAAACATATTTTTGCAAGCTAAAATTCAATTGTATTCCATTAACATATATATTTAATTTTTTAAATACAATATGTATTAACGAAAATTTAACACTATCTAATGACTATTTAAATTATATTATATATTTATATAATAATGATATACGGTCTATGATTAACCATTTACAGTTACATCATATAAATAATGTTATATATAATAATACTATATATGATGAATTATATGCTATAAATATTAGTGGTGATTATAAAACATATTTAAAAAAATTTGCCTATTTTGAAAAAAAATATTGTTTTGATTATAATGAGTTTATAAAAAAATATATATATTATATTTTAAAGAATCATATTGCGCATTTTAGTTACGAACAAGTGTTAGACATTGAATTTTTCATACATAATTATTCTAAACTTAATAATAAATCAAATAGCATTACTAATTTATATAATTTATTATTACAAAAGTAATATATTAATTTTAAATAATATTTTAAATAATTGATTTAAGTTATTATTTAAAATAACTATTATTATAATCTTATGACTATAGACGATGAATGGTTAAATTTTTTAGATAATAAACAAGAAGACACATTATTAGTCAATGTAAACCCCGAATCAATACAAACTAATGTATCATTGTTCGATCTTGAGAAAGCATGTTCGGCAATATATATTTCCACTAAAACAAAAATCTTATTTCTTAGCAAAACAATAAATATTTTCGAAGACTTTTGGAAAATACCAATTATTGATTATAATAAACAAATGGAAGGAATTACCAAAAAACAAATAAAAGTGTCTTTTGAAAATGTGGAAGATTACAATAAAATGTTAGCTAAACTAGAAACTATTAGTAATGTAAATAGTAAAATTATTAGCCATATAGACAATGAGCGATTTAAGCATACTAGAAAAATCAGCATTGGACTATCTAAGAAAGATTTGTTAAATAATCCAAATAAAGAAAAAAGCGCGTTTTATAATTGTTTTGTATTATTTTTAAGGATTTATCATAATAACACATTTAAAGAAACACACATTAAAATTTTTAATACTGGAAAAATTGAAATACCAGGTATTCAAAGTGACGAGCAATTAAACATTATTATACAAAAGTTGTTAGAACTATTAAAAATGTATATTGATAATACTATTGAATGTAATTATAAAGATACAGAAAATGTATTAATTAATTCTAATTTTAATTGTGGATTTTATATTAATAGAGAAATACTATATTCATTATTGAGAAATAAATACAATATTAATGCTATTTATGATCCGTGTTCTTATCCAGGTATTAGGTGTATTTATTATCATAATGTATGTGATAGGATTGTTAAAATATCTTATATGATATTTAGAACAGGAAGCATATTAATTGTGGGCAAATGCGATGAAGACGTGTTAAATATTGTATATAATTTTATTAAAACAATTATATTAAATGAATATAAAGACATATTTAATGAAGGTTGCGTGAAAAAAATAATTAAGCCACAAAAAACTAGGAGCAAATTTATTACTATTAATGCAAATTAATTAATTTACTATTAATTTAGTAATATACTTTTATATTTAATAAAATAATTATATTATATTAATATATATAAAGTATGGATTCGGATCTGCAAAAAGTCGCAGTTAAAAAAGCTTTTAATATGATATGCGCTGCTCTGAATAGAGAAGATAATTCTGAAACATTTGAGCAGCCCCTACCGAGCTATGGTCCTTATGGTCCTTCTCGCCCGGACTGGGCTCACCCAGCAGCACAATACCCACCGAAGAGCTCCTTCGCCGCTACCGCGCCCGTCCAGAAGGTAGGGGATAGAGTAAGAAAACTCGAACAGGCAAAAGCACGTATAAATGAGCGTAGGGACATGAACGTACGGACGATAGAGGCGGAGAGGGCGGCGAATGAGGCAGAGGCGAGGGCACATACGGATGCGAGGCATGCGAGGCATGCGACGTTCATGGAAGATAGGGAGGCGAGGGCAAGGGCTGAGGCGGCGGCGGCCGAGAAGGCGGCGGCTGAGGCGGTGGCGGCAGAGAAGGCGGCGGCTGCGGAGGCAAAGGCGGCGGCTGAGGCGGCGGCGGAGGCAAAGGCGGCGAGGGCGGTCGATCCCTTTCCAGCCCAAAGTATGAATTCACAATGGGGTCTTGAGCAGCAACAAGCCGTTGCTCGTGAACAAGCCGAGCAGGCGAGGGCTTTGGCTGTTAGTAATCCGAATAAAACGCTACTTACTTCTACAGGTGCTACACCGCCAGCGGCGGCGGCTGTGGTAGCACCTAATAATAGACAATCTACTAAGAGCATGTTAGCTTCTTCGCCCGCAGTTGGTGTATCGGCGGCAGATACAAATAAATCCAATAGATTTTCTCGCGCTTTATCGTTTTTTACTAGAAAAAAACCGAAGACGAATGCTGGTACTGTGAACTCACAAAAAAGTATAGCTGATTTAAATCAAGATATTATAAACGATGAGGCTCAGCGGTTAGCCTCCATGCGTGAACTGTTTACTAGATTCCTACCTATTGCTGAAGGATTCAGCAAAGCACAAAAGTATGAATCTAGTCAAGCATATGATAGTCTAGAAGGTCTAGAAGATCACTCGACGGGAATATTCGCACAAGATCAAACAATGACTCAATCGGATGTTTCTAAAAAACTAGCGAAGATATCGTATTTATTAAGCGAAGATGCACGTAATAAATTAGCTGCTTTAATGACGAGTACAGAAACCTCTAAAGAATATAAAGAACAACTGTTAGAAGCATTGGTTCCCCCAGTAGAACGTACAGATCCACCGTCTGGTGGTAAAAGAAGTAAAAAATCTAGAAAATCTAGAAAATCTAGAAAATATAGAAAATTAAGAAAATCTAGAAAATTAAGAAAATCTAGAAAATCTAGAAAATCTAGAAAATTAAGAAATATAGTTTAGACAAATATATTATTAATAATTATTAATTATTATAAATAATAATTATAAATAATACCAAAAAAAGAATTTAAAGTTTATAAATATAACATTAATATAAAATGACTAGTGAAAACGAGAAACAGTTAGTTATGCCCCCTTCCTCAATCTGGAATCAAATAGCTAAAATTTCTATAACAGAAGACAAACCTATTATGTTAGACTATTGGTTAGACTCTCTTGAGAAAAAGGTATTAATTGGTGTAAAAGAAAATAAAGAAAAACTATTAGTAAAAAACGCTGAAGAATATACCAGCCCTATTGTTAAAATATATAAAATGGATGAAACCTATATTATATGTACTGAAAATTCAATATATTTAACTTCTACCAAGATTGAGACACGTAGAATTAGCTCTTAAACACTATCTTGTAATGTTTTGTAATGTTTTGTAATGTCTTATAACGTATGTAATATTTTATATAAATTATTAACAAAAAAGATAATTTCTATATTATCTTCTTCAATTGTGAAATAATTATTAATATATTTAATAATATTTTTAATAATTAAAAACTTGTTTTCTTCACATATACTTGTATTATTATATTTAATATAATATAGGAAATTTTCCAAAATATCTATTATAGAATAGCCTTTATCTATTAAATTTAAAATATAGTCCATAGCTTCCTTAATTGTATAATTAGTACATTTGTCTACTAATATATCAAAATCATTTATTATAATATCTGATACAATATCTAATTGTATTAGGTCTTCCAAACAATTGAAATTATTGTATAATAGTTTTAATTTTTCAATATTATTTATTAAATTGTTTATTGAATTATTTGATAAGTTAATTATATATTTTTTAATGGTATCATCTATTAGTAGGTTTTCACTAGTTAAAATATTATTTAAAATAGTATGTAAAAATGCTTCATCTATTTTTTTGAATTCGATAATATCTAACATTTCATATAACGTTAAGTTAATTTTTAGCACATTTGATGTTGATAATAAAAAATAGATATTGGATTTATAATTTTTTATTAGTTCAACAAAATTTAATTGAATTGCTTCTGAAAATAGTTCAACGTCTTCTATTACTATAAATTTTTTATAGCCATTATTTGTATAATTGTTTATAAATAATTTTATGTCGTTTTTATAAAAATTAACGCCTTGATCTTTTAGTATTGTAATATAACATACATTAGTATTAATTAGAAAAGCATTAGACTTGTAATAATTGTTTATTAATATATTAATTACACTTGATTTACCACAACCAGAGTCGCCTTGAACTATAAAATTATAATTGTTATTGTCTATAAAATTTTCTAATATTGTCTTTGTATTCAAATCAAAATAACAGTCAGTTATATTTTTTGGTTTATATTTATTAATTAATAACTCATTCATTATTTTTGTAGTTTATTGTTATAGTTTATTAGTTATAATAATTTAAGTAATAATTATAACTATTAATTATAGTTAATAATTAATAGTTAGTTATTATGAATGATTATGATGATTATTTTTCAATTTTAAATTTGTCTAATAAAGCTAGTTTGCAAGATATTAAAAAAGCATATAGAATATTATCTATAAAATATCATCCAGATAAAAATCATAATGCTAATCCAGAGCTGTTTAATAAAGTCAATGAAGCATATGTAAAACTAACAACAAATTTTGCTAGCATTCAAAACGCTATTTTAAATCAATCTATGGCTGTTCAAAATACAAATAATAGCCTAAATACTGGCCCCCATAATGGCTCAAATACTGGCCCCCATAATGGCTCAAATAATAGCCTAAATAATGGCCTAAATTATAGCTATAGTCATCAACTAACTAGCATTACAAATTATGAAGATATAATAATAACTTTAAATATTAGCTACTATGACTCATACAACGGCTCATCCAAACCTATAACTATTGAACGAAAACTATTTACAAACAATGTTATTAGTCATGAATTGGAAACATTATATGTTCCCATTACTAAAGGTATTGATAGTAATGAGATATTATTATTACATAATAAAGGCAATATATATATCACTAATGGTACTACAAGTTATAGCAATGTTAAAATTGTGTTAATTCTCTCAAAACACGAATGCTTTGAGAGAATAGGGTTAGATATTATTTATACAAAACCAATTACGCTTAAAGAGGCGCTAACAGGTTTTACTTTTACATTACTTCATCTTAATAAAAAACATTATAAAATAGTTAGTAATGAAATCATAGACTTCAATTATGTAAAAATAGTCAATAATTTAGGCTTTATTCGTGACGCATATGTTGGTAATCTGATTATTAAATTTACTATAACATTTCCTAAGTCAATCTCTCAAACTAACAAAACAATGTTAGAAAATTTATTATAAATGATTATAATTATAATTATGATTATAATGTTTTAATCTTCACTCTCATTAGACACCAATAAATATTTTGATAAAATGGTATTTGACTCTAATACTTCTTTAGAGTTTAATTTACAAAACCAATTATATTTTGAGCGCTTTAATAAATCGTGTGACGGTATATATAGCGCATATGTATTTGCATGTAAATCTATAAAAGTTGATCCCATAAGATCTTCTAAATTTAACATGGTATTATTATTATCTTTTGTGCCTATATATTTTCCATCTATTATATTTATTTCGTCCATCTCTCCACATTTCAATAACCATTTGCTTATTGCGTCTTCAAATTCTAATGAGCTAGTAAAGTTTGTTCCATAAAGTAATTCCATGTGCTTTATTAATCGTTTCATAGTAGGACATTCTTTTATACACCCAATAAACTTTATAGAAGGCATATAGTCTACATTATATGCATTTGCGCCGTTATTTTTAAATTGCGCTGTTACAATTTTATTTGATGCTAATACTTTGTCATATATTGGTCCTAAAGATTTGAATAATATAAACGAATTTTCTATATACAGTCCACCATAAGTATATAATAATTTCATAATGTTAAGGCTGCGTAAATTATCTTTTACAGGATAACCTACTTTGTTTAAATCTATACAATTATATTCTAATAATTTACAAAACGAATCATCATCAATTATAATAATATGAAAATAGTCAGAACATTTATTAATTATTGTTCTAATTGTTAAATATATATAGTCTTGATTTAATTCGTAACTATTTCGCGAACCAAATGATTCCCAGTTTCTGCTATTTTTAATATAATCTATATGTATCCATAATATTGGTTTTTTAACAGAACTTAATGTGTCTATTGTTTTATCGATATCATCATCTAATAAATATTTCTTTATAATGTTTAAATCTTCTTGTTGCGAATTAGAGTCAATGTTTATTTTAAATTTATCATATATATATCCAGCCGCAGCCAATATTAATATGCTTATTACTAAATTACTGTAATTATACTTCATTTTATATTTATATATTATATATTTTATATTTTATATAAATTTTTTATGTAAAATACTATTTTAATTAGATTATAAATTAGTTTGGATTGATTTGATTAGTTTCGTTCGGATGCCAATATTGCCGTTGGAGAAATATATGTATTATTATTATATGTTTCCAAGGGACTTCGTAGTCTTATTTGTGTCATACAATACTCATTATAAGCATATGGTATGTTATTGGTTAATGAACCTTGTGATATATCACAATATTCATTATAGGCATATAGTTTTTTTGATGACTGCACTATAGGTAATACGTGTAAAGACAATAATGGTTGCTTTGAGTTATTTTCTTTAGGTTGTGTTAAATTACCATCTGCTAATGTATGCTGTGTATTACAAAAATCATTATATGCTTTTGGAAATTGTACTTCATCACTTTTGGGTTCGCAATTTGTAGGATTATAACTGTACGGACTCAAATAACTAGCATTAACATTACTAAAACTTTTCATTATTAATATATAACATTATACAAATTTATATTTATATTACATTATTCGTTTTAAATTAGACCAAAATCTTTCATTTTGTTGCCTACTTACTTCATCTTGTTTAAGTAAATTATAAGCACGCATGCTTGATAAATTATTTTCATCTTCTTTAGACTTATTTAAATAAGTTGTTGCCTCATGCTCTTGTAGTGGAGTTAAAGACTGATTTGCTCGTTTTAATCTTATATCTTCTAATGAAGTATACTTACTAATATTATCTTCATTTGTGACAGGTATAATACTCTCGTTGTGTGCCTTTTTTAAGTCCTCATATTGAAATTTACTAAATAATCCTGAACTATAATCTTCAGGTTTTGAATTTGTTAAATCACAATAATGACTATTGTTAAATTCACGTACTTCTTGTTTAGTCATTAACATTGAACTTCTGAGAGCCTTCTTCTTTTCATCTATAATTTTATTCATAGATGTTAAATCTTTACATAGCGTTGTTTTTTCATTATTTGCTTCATTCAGCCAGTCACCATATCCGTTTTTTTCATAATCATTGCTAATTTTAAAGCTTTCAAATTGTTCGTTAAACCAACTATTAAATTCTTTTTTTGATTTACTAGCACTAAGCTTATGTATTAGAACTTCATTTGCATCGTCCTTTTCAGCACTATAATTTTCATTATAATTGTTAAGATTAGTTAATGAGCTATGTTTCGTTCTAAAATTATAAATAGAAAACAATATTTTATAAGCACTTGAGAAAAATAGGAAATAACTCTTGTCTAGACCTGACTTATCAGGGTGACTTGCTAAAACCTTCTTTTTGGCTTTTTTTAAGTCTTCTATACTAAAGTCTTTGTTAATATCAAATAACTTTAATATATCTTCATAATCATAATTAGTAATGTCTAAGTCTAAGCCTAAGTCTAAGCCTAAGCCTAAGCCCATACTATATGCTATTTAATTATAAAGTATTTTATAAATTTGCTATTTTTAATGTAAAATAGCAAATTTTGTATATTTATACTATTAATTTATTGAAAATATAAAATGTATATTATAATCATTCTTCTTTAATATAACTGTTTGTGCAAAGCTTTTTGATTATTTTATCTTCATTATGTTCTTTATTATTTGCGATTGCTACTAATGTATGTGTATAATAATTTTGCTTTGACTCATTGTTTTGAAAATCAGGATTTTCTTTTGTCCAATTGCTCAATGCGCAAAATTGTTTTGTAGATATATCTTTTATTACTTTCTTTATTTTCTCTTTATTAACGTCTTTTTCCCAAGTATCATCGTCTTTTATATATAATGACTCTCGTTTAATATCAGTACAATGAATTGGTCGTTGATATAAATCGAGTTTGCTCATATTTTCTATTATTACATTGCTTAATCCATCTACAATCCCATTTTGTTTTGTAAAGTCTAATTGTTGTAAGCTAACTTGTATTGACTTAATAAAATCGCTCATATTAATGGCGTCTTTGCATCGTTCATTTAAAAACACATTAATATTAAATCGGTTGTTTTGAATATTATTATTAGTGTTTCCTAATTTTGGTATAAGTTCTTTTATTTGTTCTTGTTGCTTTATCATATGGTCTTGTTGCTTAACAATAATTGTTCGCATTTCTTTATTATCGTTCAATAATCTAACAATTAAATCATTACATAGGGTTATATTGGAGCTTGAACTTTCACAACAATCAATAGTATTAGCATGTGTGCGCGTTTTCGCGCTGTTTTCTTTAATAATTTTACATTTTTTAAAATGATTATATAGTGAACCCCTATAAGGGTATGATTTTCCACATTCACATTTAAAATTTGTCTCGACGGCTTTATTTTCGGCGCTTTTTGTTGTATTTTGTTGTATAAATGTTGTATTTTTATGCTTAGCTGTGGCCAAATGTCGGTTATAATCGGATTTCTTACACGATTTATAGGCACAATTTTCGCAAACAAAAATTTTGGCGCTTTTTGGCGCTTTTTCGGTTGTCATTTGTTGTATATTTATACAACAAAAAAAGCGCCTAAATCCTTTTTTTTATAGTTTTTAAATTATGGTTTGACTGTTTTTTCGCATTTTTTAAAGTTTTGAACCCTTTATGCTTATAAAACTGAAAAATAGCTTATTTTTAACAAATTTTATATAAAGGGTTAGTCATTCTAAAATTGGACATTTTAAAATGTCCAAAAGTGAAAAAAATCTTGAAAAATAAATTTTAAAATTTGTTACGATAAAAAAAACAAGGATTTTCTTAGTTTTAAAAACAAAGCATTATGCTAAGAAAAGTAAAAAAGTGGATTTTTGGCCTTTTTTTGAAAAATAAGAAATAACAAATAACAACTATTTGAAAAATAACAAATATTAGTATTGTTTAATATTTTTGATATACATGAAGAAACTTAAGTTGGACTATATTCATTAACTAGTTTTATTAAATCTTCATTAATTTCCTCTCTTGTTTTACTTGAGTTTGCTACATATTCCATAGTATATACAATAAACTCTTCTGTCTTTTCTAGTGGTGCACCCAGTATTTGTGGAACATTAAATGTAATCTTTGTAGTTGTTTTACTTATATATTTAAATTTTGTAAATAAGTTTAATAAAACTTCATATTCGTTATCTGAATTTGTTTCGCCTATAACTAGTGACTTACCCAAATATGCATACGGGCAATCTTCAAAATGTCTTGAATGCACAATTATTTTTAAGAGTATATGTGCACTGCCACTAAATCTACATGCTACATCATGTAGCACTGATGTAGACAAAAATATTGGCGTTATAAACGGATCATCTGGAGTTAATTGGTTTATTTTTTCTATAATTGGCGCAGTACGATCTTTAAAACCATGATATAAAATTATTTGACTTACCTTATCTTGTTTAAATTCATCTATAGTTGATGCTTTTGGAAATCTATTAACTGCTTCATATACATGCAAAGTGTTTAGTATTAAGTGCTTTATAATAATATCTGTATCAATATCAAACCCCGCTTGTTCAGCGGCATGTTTAATAGCAGTAATGTCCTCTGCAAAATATTTTCTATCTTGAGAGCCCCCACCTTGTAATAGTGATAACAGTAAATTCATTATTCTATAAAATATTGGCATATTGTATTGATTATTTGGCGTTTTTCGTTCATTTTCAAACCATTTTCCAATAAAATCAGTAAAATCGTTCTCAAAATCATTAGTCCATTTTTGAGCTATATTCATGTCTTCTAATGATACTCTCTGCCTAGTTCTTCGTGTACTTGTAGGTGTTATACTAAATCTTCTTGCGGATATTGTTTGAATATCTGGAAGGAGACTAGCTCCTTCTTTGGATGACATATTATATTATATTATAATATAACCATTTATTAAAGTAGTAACATATTCAAAAAATTGAGAATCTAATAAAATATAAAATATAAAATATAAAATATAAAATATAAAATATGAAAGCCACTTCATCTAAAATGAGTATAGAGTTACCAGATGAAATAGTAAAATTAATTTACTATTTTTATAGAGTAAAGTATTTAAATAACACTAACACACATAAATTTAGATTTAGAGAAAAACAACTATTCTTGTTGGGTCGCACACATATTGGTGGTTCTAGATATATTATTAGACTTAACAGTGTAAAAAGATACATTCCAAAATATGAGAGCAATTTAATTTATATGCAAAAAGCAGTAATAAGTTTTACTTTATTTTACAATTATAACACACATACACGCTATTTTAATTTTAATATTGATTATATTAGCGACATGTATTGCGACGATAAAATGTGGTCTAATGATTATTGTTGGTATAAAGTTTTAACAGGTCATAATAATTATTATTATAACCTATTTAATTACGGTAAATCACTAAAAGAAGTTTTAATGTATCATATTGGATATAATGATGGATTGTTATTATCAAAATTAAATTGCTTTTATTCGAATGAACCTATAAGTAAGTTATTATTTAATTATCAAAATAAAATTCCAAGATTTATAAATTATGTAAGTTATAGCAAAAATGTGTATGAAAATAAAGAAGAACACTATACAAATAATCCATACTATAAGTTCGATAATTTGTATATTGAAATAAACCAAAATTCAAATTATACTATATTTTTAGATGAGCATTCAAATATAATAAATATGAATTGACTATAAACTATGAAATAACTATTTTTAAAATAGTTAATTTGAAAATAGTTAATTTAAAAATAATATAAGTATAAAATATTATTTATATTTAAACAATGGTTGACACAATAAGCGAAGTAGAGCTAAGAGCCAAACAAGCATTATTAACAGAAAAAGATTTAATAATTATTAAATTTACAGCTTCGTGGTGTGGTCCTTGTAAAGTAATTAAACCATGTTGTGAGAAGTTTTTAGCAAGTAAGCCAAGGTCCATTCAATATTATGAAATTGATATTGATGAATCGTTAGAATTGTATATGAAATTAAAAAAGATGAAAATGGTAAATGGAATACCAGCGCTTATTGTATTTAAAGGGGGAATTAAGGAACACTGGTTCATTCCTGATGACATTCATGTAGGCTCGAATGTGCCACAATTGGAACAGTTTTTTATGAAATGCTTAAAGTATGTTTGCTAATTTTAAAGACTATTTATAAACAATTTAAAGACTTTAGACTAAAGTCTAAAGTCTAAAGACTACACAAATTTTAAAATGGATTTATTAAAACTTGTGTGTTCTATTTCATTAAAAATTACATGCCCTTCGTAAAAATATTTACAAAACGCATATAACAATTCATAATCTTCACAATAACATTGTCCATAGTTTTTTAATAAATAGGTGGCTATTTTTTCGGGAAGCAAGTGTAAGCTATTTTTTGGCAAAACATAAGCCAATAACACATTACTGTTTAAAATTGCATAGTCTTCATTTATAGTCAATTCACTATTAAAGTATGGAATATGAGTGTATAAATCACATAATAATGGTGGATAATGGTATTTATAATGTAAAGACCAATTTTTACACTCTTGTGAATAATAACTATAAACCCACTGTAGTGTTTCTAAATAATTAATAGTTAACTGTTTAATTTTAGTATCATAGTCTTTGTTTCTAGAGTCTATAGAACATAAACTATAATAATATCTATGTTGCCAGTCTTCTTCAAATGGGTTAATATAACGTTCAACATTCAAATCCCACGAAGGCATAGCAACAAATTTCTGTTCTAGCTCTTCACTAGTAGTTTCCGGATAATATTTTTTACTCTGTTTTTCACGAATATTATATACTTCTTTAATAAATTGTTCTTCATTTTCCGCAATCTGTTTTACATATTTTTTAAAAGAGTGCCAACTTATTGAACCATTATTTATAATAAAGTCATTTACACCAAATAGCTTTTTATATAATTCAAGTAATATTGTAAATCCGTTAATTCTTATGTTTATAGCAGGAAAGTGGGGGAGAAAGTCATTACCTAATAAGAAACAAATAAAAATGTAGTCTTCTATTTTATTATAAAAACCACTAACGCGGTCAAGCATTGAACTATGTTTAACATAGTTACTTTGATTTTCTTGATTTGTTAATACATAATATATAATTGTTGCCAAGCTATTAATATTTATAATATATTTTTCTTTAGGGTCTAACGATTTATCCAAATTATTAATAAATAACGGAGTCTCTCTATACAAAAATATATTTTGTGTATATTTTAAATGATTTAATGATAACATAAATAAGTCTGAGTCCATACCATATAATACATTTGTTTTGTCTTGTATATCCACATTTTGCCGAAGGCTAGCAAATAGTTTGTGCTCTCCTTCACCGTGTTCATCTGATAAACTTAAAACTACATTAATGTTCGCATTGTTACAATTAACATATTTTTTATTGGAAAAATATTCTTTTAAAGCACTATTTAACTTAGCCATAAAAACAGTGCCTGGTGTTATAGCACAAGTGTCCCAAATCGTCTCTCTTTTCAATATTTTATTTTGATAAAATGTCTTGTACCTACGATTTTTTTGTTGATTAATTTTAGCAAATGGAGGAACACCATCAAAAGCAATATAAATAGCATGTTGTGGTTTAATAATAGCAATAATTTCTTCGAGTTTAATTAATACACTTTGAATAAGACTGTCTTCAAACTGAATAGTATTCAAATAATTATTAAAATTAAGAGAGTCATATATAATAGAATTAGAGTCTATAAATAAATTATGTATTAAGCCTAATGTTTCTAATTTTGATACACATTGTCTGTGTTTTTGAATCAAATAACTAAAATAGTATGGAATTCCCATAATTATATAATTATTAAATAATTATTAAATGTTAATAATATCAATTTTATAAAATATAATAATTATATATATAATTATTATATGGCTTCAAGAGACACAATCCCATCCGCACCCCAATTCTCGCCTACAAATATAGACCCAACTAAACAAAAAGATAATACAAAATTGAAATTAAACTTGTATAATATTCACATGAGTTTAACAAATGTATTACAATATGTATCATTTAGCTCACCATTATTATTAGTTTTTTTTATTACTTTATATTCAATAGTTCAAAATAATTATTTGAGTGGGCTAATATTTAATATGGGTATTGTGATTATATCATCAATCGTGTATTTATTGAAACATATACTTAAAAATAAACAACATACTAGAGCTAATCCATTTTGTAATGTTTTACCATCTCCATTTACTGTGAGAGCATTTGATGATACAGACGGGCAAGTATATTACGATTCACCATCATTTAGTAGCGCAATATTATCATTCTCTGCTGCGTATTTAATTTATCCAATGATTATTAAAAATCAACAAAATACTGGATTATTAGTATTTTCCATAGTATTAGTATTGATAAATGCTGTAACCGAAATAATGTATAATTGTTGTGGTCTATTTGGAATAATATTAGGAATATTATTAGGTATAATATTTGCTATATTATATTATTCACTATTAATGTCTTCAAATTATACATCAAGCTATTTATATTTTAACGATACTATAAGTAATAATACCCAATGCACTAAACCAGGAACACAAAATTTTAAATGTGAACTATATAAAAACGGAGTTGCTATTAATGCAATAGCAACACAATAAAATAGCAACACAATAAAATAGCAACACAATAAAATATATACCAGTAAGTATCAAGTATTAAATATATGATTTAATATAAATCATTATAAACCAACATTAATTCTCTCATAATTTTTGGAAATAAGACTTTTTTATTTAAAGCAAATCCCATTAAGTGTGGATTTTGAATTCTAGTTGAATATATAATACGTAAATTATTATATAAAGCATTCATATTAAGATCATTATATTTTTCTAAGTTTCTAAAGTCATAGTTTGGCTTATTAAGTTTTTTATTAACACTATTGTGAAAATTAAATATAAATAGTTTAAAGTCTTCTTTAGTTTTAATATTATTAAAATTAGCATTATTTAACAAGTTTGTGGCATCTTTAGAACAGTCAGGACAAGGTAATGTAGAACATATAGACTTTACAATATAAATCAATCTCTCTCTATGATATAAAAATCGGTCTTCCCTAATTTTACAAGCTAGTCCGTGAAATAAACTCCATATATTAGAACCCCAAACTTCAATAGGTAGAGCCATTATTATATTATATTATATAATATAATATAATATAATATAATAAATAACCATATTTTTATAAACAAAAAACTTTTTACATAAACTATATAAATAGTGTTTAACTATATTAACTAGTTGTAAGTATTAAAATATGGATTTGTTTAAAAGTTATTTAAATAATGAAACTAATTGCGAAATTAGTTCTTCAAATAAATGTTGCCTAATAAGTGGAGAACTATTAACAAACAATCATATTACATTGGATTGTGGACATATGTTTAATTTAAATGAGCTATATAATGAAGTGGTACAACAAAAAGCAAAAGTAAACTTCTATTCCAATAAGATTAAAGTTAATGAAATAAGATGCCCTTATTGTAGAATAATAACACCTAAAATATTACCATATTTTAAATATTATAATAATAAATTAATATATGGTGTAAATAGTCCGATACAGTTCTCACTACAACTTTATGAATGTGAATATAAAGGCAAAAAAGGCAATTGTTGTGGAAAAAGTGCTTGTATAACAAATAGTGGAACATTATGTAATAATCATATAAAATACACACATAGTGAAGAAGAACTGATAAAAACTTTAGATAGCAATGTTATTGCTTGTTTAAAGAAGAAAACAATAACAGAGTTAAAAGCAGAACTAAAAAAACACTCTAAAAAAACATCAGGTAACAAAGATGAGTTAGTCATTAGATTATTACTTACTAATATAGTAAAACAAGGGATTATTTTGTCCAATGTTTAAATAAAAAACAATTTAAACTATAGTATAAAAAGATAGTATGCTATATTATTAATATTTAACAATATGGGAGACACTAAGCAAGTATTAATACACTCAATTAAGGAATGGATTGCTATAAATTCAAATATTCTTTTGCTACAAAAACAATTAAAAGAACTAAAAGATAAAAAGAAAAATATATCATCAATCTTGATTAAAATTATGGAAAGTAATGAAATAGATAGGGTTGATATAAATAATGGTAAATTATTATATAAAAAAACAAAAGTTAAGGCACCAATTAACAAAGATTATTTGTTAAAAATGTTAGATGATTATTTTAAAGACAACCAAGAAGTAGATAGTAATCATATATGTGAATTTTTATTGGAAAATCGCCCAATTAAAGAAAATAGTGTATTAGTTATAAAACAAAATAAATAAGATACTTATATTTATATAAGTATAAAAATATGGCGATGTTATCAAATGTATCATTATCAATAATAGGGATGTTAATACTGATTATTTCAGGATATTTAATAAGCACATTTTTTGATTTAGAAATGGCGTATTATATGCCGTATTTATTATGGTTATTGGGATTATGTGTATTTAATATGTTTTTAGATAAATCACATGTAAATATTTATACTAAAAAAACAAATAGTGCGGACGAAAAAAATCCAGCAAAAATACCAACACTAGCAAAAGCACCAACACTAGCAAAAGCACCAACACCAGAAAAAGCACCAACACTAGCAAAAGCACCAACACTAGCAAAAGCACCAGCACAAGCACAAGAAGAATATTAATACATTATTAAATACTATATTCAACAACTGAACCACTAGAATTTATTCGCTCTATTACCTTATATTCATAAGTTTGCGGAAATAGTTTAATAAGCAAGTATTCAATCAGAGTTTTTAACAACATCAAAATCATAGTCAATTTTATAATTATAAATATGGTTATTTTATAATTATATAAACTAAATCAATTTAAATCAATTTTTTATAACACATACACGCTATTTTAATCAGACAACAGTTGGTTAATTAAATTAATTCTAGCATTAACAATTTCTGGTTTACTACAACTATTATTAGCAGTAAGTTGATTCTCATGAATTCTATAATATATCAACTTTTCTTGAATATTATATACCTTGCCAAATTTTTTTAATAGTTTTAAAAAAAGTTCAAAGTCTTCAAATAATGAATGAGTATGCTCATTATAATTTCCAACTTCTAATACAGCCGATTTTTTAAAGCACACACAAGGATGATTTATAAACCAGTGACTTGGTGATTTTTTATAGTCTTCCCATGTTAATAAATATGGGTGATTTGTTTCGCCACATATTTCTTTAGTATTGTTAATTTCTCTTACCATATGAAGGTTACAACCCACAATAGCACAATCTGTATTATTTTTCATAAATTCTAGCTGTTTACTAAAACGGTCAGTTAAACAAATATCATCGCTATCATGTCTAATAATGAGTTCATGAGAACACATTTCCACGCCTTTATTTAAACTATACCCAAGTCCCATATTTGTAGGCCATTTTTTATAAACTATTTTCGTAAATCGCATTTTTGCTTTAAATTCGTCAAGAGTCTTTTCTAATAATGTAGTGCTTAATTTATTTGAGCCATCGTTTATCCATACTAATTCAATTCCAAAATGTCCTTTTTGTTGTCTAATTGACTCCAAACATTCTACAACATATTTGTGGTTTGTATTATAACTAGTTACTAAGACAGAAATCCATATTATAGGTTCTTTATAAATTTCTTCTAATTCAATGTTATTCATAATTTCATAATTATTCTTAGTTGAACCCCATTCTTGATATGCGTAAACAATAGAGTGACCTATATATTGCATTCCAGTAAGATGTTTAGGTAAAAAATAATAACTTGGATAAATAACTATATCTTTATATAAGTTGGTTTGAAGAAGTTTTGTAAATAATACTGGTCCAACATTTTTCCATGCCATATTGCCCGTTTTTGCTCTACTAACTTCATTTGCTTTAATATGATCAATTGCACGTCTCAGTAAAGGATGATTTTTATAAAATGCCATCGTTCCTATTGCTACTAATCCTGGTCTAGCATTTTCATTTTCATAACCGCAAAACGATTTATTTTGATCCATTAAAAAATTTACAGGTTCAATACATATTGAATCGGCATCTACAAATAGTCCACCATAATGATACAAGATTTCCCAACGCATAATATCAACTTTTCCACAAATCTCTTCAATATCATTTATTTTGGATATACATTCAAATGTTAGCCCGCGTTTACTAATTTCTTCTTCAGTCCACATTATATATTCATAGTCAGGATGCTTCTCTTTCCATGTAGCCATAAACTTTGATGGCCGTGGTTTTGGACCAATCCACATTTGATGGATTATTTTTGGAATAGACTCATTAATATTGTTTGATACTTGAGGCCTCTGATTATTCCACATTTGATGTATATTTTTGGGAATAGAGTTGTTCATAAATAATATAATTAAATTTTAATGTTTATATATTATTTGAAGTATTTATATTTTAATTTTAATGTTTATATATTATTTGAAGTATTTATATTTTTTTTATATATAATATAAAAAAAATATAAATACTATTTATAAATATAATACATAAAATGGAAAACAATATTACAATTTATGGTATAGGAAAACTGGGTCTAGGTTTGGCTTTATTGATTGAAAAAGCTGGTTATAATGTCTTAGGAATTGATATAAATGAAGAATATGTAAAACAATTAAATACAAAAACTTTTAAAACAAAAGAGCCAGAATATGAAGCTTTATTAAATAACAGTAAAAACTTTGAAGCTTCTACAGACTTAACAAGAGGATTAGCGCATTCAAATATTATATTTATCATAGTTCAGACTCCTAATTCTGGAGGAGACAAATTTTACGACCATTCAATTGTTTCTAATCTTTTGCAAAAAATAAATGATAAAAAAGTAGAAAACAAACATATTATTATTGGTTGTACTGTGATGCCTAAATATATTGATGATGTTGGAACATTTCTTATTTCTGATTGTAAAAATACAACTCTTTCTTATAATCCAGAATTTATTGCACAAGGAGATATTATTAATGGATTTTTAAATCCAGATATGATTTTAATTGGAACACAATCAACTGAATTAGGAGATAAATTAAAAGAAATATATGATAAAATTGTTAAAACAAAACCTGTATATTGTGTTCTTACTCCATTAGAAGCAGAAATTACTAAAATAACTATAAATGGTTTTATTACTGCAAAATTATCGTTTGCTAATATGATTTCTGATGTTTGTGATAGTGTTGGAGCAGATAAAATAAAAGTATTAAACTCTGTAGGTTCTGATAGTAGAATAGGTAACAAATATTTTAAACCAGGATATTCTTTTGGTGGTCCTTGTTTCCCAAGAGATAGTATAGCATTAGCTATTTTTGTTAAAAATAATAATATAAACAATGAATTATTATTAGCAACAACTAAATATAATGATTTTCATAGTAAATTTTTAGCACAAAAAATGTTAGATGAAAATAGAGAAATATATATAATTGAAAATATATGTTATAAAGAAAATAGCAAAATTCCAATAATAGAAGAAAGTGCAAAATTAAAAATAGCTAAACAATTAGTTGAAGCGGGAAAAAAAGTAATAATAAAGGATGAAATTCAATTAATTAATGAGGTAAAAAAAGAATATGGAAAGTTATTTGAATATATAGTAATATAATAACATAGTCGTATTATAATTTATTTGTTACAAGTAACACATAAATGCCAACCTAATTTTTCTTCTAGAATTTTAAACAAATGTTCGGACATAGCTTCAATCCAATCTTCTTTGATATAAATTCCTTTTTTATAGTCTTCTATTTTATATGGGAAAATATGCGTTTGCTTAATTTGTATATTTTTATAATCTTTTAACAAATCATATATTTGATTATTAGTATATGTATAAGCCAATGGACAACCATTTTGTGCCTCATATTGTTGCCGTTCGTTATCTATTAACATTTTTTTCCATGAATTTTCGGCATATACCATTATTTTAAGAGTACCACCTGGTTTTAATAAATTATAAGCATTTTTTATAATTTTTTCAGGATTAGGACTATGATGTATTACCCCAAATGAATATATTAAATCATAACTTTCTAATCCTAAAAAATCAATATTATTTTCAGCATTTAAATTATATAATAAACCATTTAAATTATAAATATGTAAGCGCTGTTTTGTTAACTCCAAAGATTTATCTGACAACTCTAATCCTGTGTAATTTGCTCCATTTCTAATAAAATTAACAGAGGCTGTTCCTATTCCGCATCCAATTTCTAAAACTTTTTTATGCTTCCATTTTGAAAAATCAGCAAACTCTAATATATGTGGTTCAACAAAATGTTTTTTATTTTCAACTTCATCAAAATAGTCTTTAGTACCAATTTCTTTCATCGAATGATTTAAATTACATGGACAATTATTCCAGTAATTTGTAATTATTTCAATTTCTTTAATAGCATCTTTATTTTCAGTCATTTATAGTATATTAAATTATTTTGACTTTAAATAATATTTAAATTAATTAAGTAAATAATATTTAAATTAATTAAGTAAATATTATTTATTAGTTTATTAGTTTATGTTTATGTTGTAACAAACGTATTGTATATGTTATATTTTATATAACATTTGCATAATTTATATAATTTTCTGTAACACAAAATTGATTTTGATTAAGATTATTGTCTTTCAATAATTTACTAGAAATTATATATAACTTACCTACGCCGCAGCAGTTTGGTCACAAATTTTGGTGATAACTTTCAGATGTATTACTATAATAATATATATAATCTCCTACTTCATTCAAAGCTTCTTGAACCAAAGGAAACCCAATTTCCTTACCATTATAGGTATCAAATTGGAAATTTTTATTTGGAACTTTGAAATCGTCTATAATTATAATTAGATTATCTCTATATACTTTTGCTATTTCTAAAATCTCATTACGTAAAGGACATACTTCTTCCCAATGTGCATCCAAATAGCATAATATTTTATCATATTTAGATTTAATATTTTTTATATTATTTTGTAAAAATTTAATTGCGTTATCTTTAAATACATTTATATTTGTAATGTTATTTTTTGTAAATTTATCAAGACTAATATTATAATATTTGTCATTTATTTCGACGGAATAAACTTCATTAACATGTTTTGAAAACCAAATAGTACTTTCTCCCATATAAGTACCTGTTTATATACAACATTTAATATCAAATTTGTTAATCAGATGTAATATCTGTTTTTCAACTTGATAATCACAATTAAAAGGAGTATTCATATTATATATCTCCCGAAAATATACCATGCGGTAGGAGGACCAAATTAATACCAATTATGTTATGTTGAATTTTACGCTCATTAAATAGACTTGTATGTGTCCACTCATATTCTATATAATTAGGAACTATAATTTTATCAAATGCATTCTTTTGAACTACATTTTTATGGAAAATATAAAGCATATCATCCATTATAATATCATGTTCTATAGTATCATACATAGAGCCAATCTCTTTTAGACAACCATAGAGGTCACTCATACCATATTTAATTTTTCTTGGTCCATGATAAACTCTGGCTCGAGCATTTATTGCATCTTCAGAAAGTATATTAAAATTTATATTTTCTAATAATCTTATACCTGGTCTAAACTTCATAAACCAATCATAATCTAACAATGATTTATAATCTGTAATAAAATCACATATTTTACTTAATTGCATTTTTGTATTTATTATTTTATATTTAAATTGTATAATGTTCTCAAAGACATGAAAATCATTAGAATTAGATATGCCACAATAATCAATTTCCATGTTATTCGTCATCATATAGTCATTTAGGCATTTTATATTATCGCACCAATTTTTATCAAAATAGTGGTTTGTTATAATAATTAATAGTCTCATTTTTAAGTATTTAAATAGTTTACTTTTTAAATATTTATATATTTAAATATATAAATATATAAATATATAATTATATAATTATATAGAAATATATAAATGACTACAACATGCGTATCTGGATATTGGAATATTACAAATAAACACGGTAACCAATTTTTTAGTTGGTTTAAAAATACATTACAAATAAATTGTCCGTATGTTTTTTTTTGTTCTAAAGATATGATTGAAATAATAAAAAGTTTTAGAAACGGATTACCAACTTATTTTATTGAATGTAATATTGACGAGTTTTATACTTATAAATATAGAAATGAAGTTTTATTGGATCCATTACACTGTCCTTCTGCTGAATTGAATTTAATATGGAACGAAAAAATTTTTTTATTACAAAAAGCAAGTATTATAAATCCCTATAATAGTGAGTATTTTATTTGGGTGGATGCTGGGTTGTGTAGTTTTAGGCATAGTAGTCCACCACCTACAATATTTCCAAATGTTAATAAAGTAAAATATTTATCTAAAGATAAATTTAACTATTCTTCTTCAAATTTGGAAATTTATGATGAGAATAAATTTAATATAGATAATGTGTCTAATCATCATGTTTCTGGAACATATGTTTTACATAAGAATATTATTGAAAAAGTGGTAGAATTATACAAAATTTATCTCGATAAATTAGTATTAAATAAAAATATACTAATCACAGACCAGATAGTATTAACCTATATATATAATGATAATAAAGAGTTATTTAATAAATTGTGTCATGGTTACGGTGAAATAATAAGAAATTTATATTAAATAATTAATATATATATTAAGTATTAAGTATAAATATTAAATATTAAGTATTAATATTTAATATGGAGAATTCTGTTTTATTAGAACCACAAATTTCAATATTAATGCCTATTTATAATGGAATTGAATTTATTCAATACTCTGTTTCATCAATAAAACAACAAACATATATAAATTGGGATTTATTAATTGGAATAAATGGACATCCAGTTAATTCAGAAGTATACAAAATAGCAAAACAATATGAATGTGAAAATATTAAAGTTATTGAACTTTTGGAAACAAAAGGAAAATCTAATGCCTTAAATGAAATGCTAAAACATAGTAAAGCAAACTATATAGCATTATTAGATGTAGATGATATTTGGTTACCAAATAAATTACAAAGTCAAATACCATTTATTAAGACAGGCTTCGATGTTGTCGGAACAATATGTAAATATTTTGGAGACAAAGATTGTTATCCAACAATACCACTAGGCAATATAAGTAATTTTAATTTTTTAACTGTTAATCCTATTATTAATAGCAGTGCAATAATAAAAAAAGAGTTGTGCTATTGGAATTATATATATGATGGCGTAGAAGACTATGACCTTTGGTTAAGATTATGGAAGCAAAAGAAGACATTTTATAATGTAAAAGACTGTCTTGTATTACATCGTTGTCATAGTAATAGTGCATTTAATGCATGCGGAAACCATTTAAAAGTAGATAATTTACTAAAGAGTTTTGTTTGACTAAATAATATAATAACTTTTTAATATTATATAAAGATAATTAATTTAAAGTAATTATATTATGAAAATAGTAAGATTGGGAAACACAGAAACTCATTTATTATTTGCATCTTATATAATGAAATATGGTAATGAACCGTTAGAACTAAAAAAACAGTTATCAAATATCTTAAGAAATTATACAAACTGGTTATATACAACTGCCGGTTACTACGATAAAGCAGTACAGGGTACGCATTTTAATTTTGATGATACTGCATTTACAAAAAATTATTTTGCCTTTATAAATCATCTTGAAATAAGTGTTGGTGGGTGCAAAAAAACAGAAATGTATATGAGCGATTCCATGATTCCATTATTTAACAAATATAAAACTGATTTTTTTAACAAATATAATATTACCAACTATCAATCTATGAATGGAACTCATTTTTATGATAGAATTGATAGTATTTTTGATTATATGAGAAATAAGAAGGTATTATGTGTATCTAGTTTTGATGGTCTTATTGAAAAACAATATAGTTCAGGAAATGTATATAAGATTTATGAAAAGTTTCCAAAGTTAGCAGCTCTGAAAACTATTAAATTTCCATATTGTTTTTTTAATAATGGACCACATGCTAATTATCACGAAACTTTGGAAGCTATGTTTAATGAAATTAAAGCGTTAGATTTTGACGTTGTTCTCTTGGGGTGTGGGTGTTATGGACATATGTTATGTCATAAAATACATAGCGAACTCAATAAAGACGCTATATATTTAGGTGGAAGTATTCAAACTATTTTTGGAATTTTATCTTCGAAAGAAAAAATGGCTGGAAACTTACCTTATAATAACTATTGGATTACTGAAATTCCACACGAATATAGACCACAAAACTATAAAATGATTGAAAATGGTTGTTATTGGTAATAAGTATGGCTACTATTCTATATAATACTTATTTTATTCCAATTTTCAGGACATAATTCTGAAGTATCTATATTATATTTTTTTCCAAACCACTGTGATGGATAACATACAATTTTATCAATATTATTATTAAAATATGCACCCCACCAACTAAATGTGCTATTTGCTATAATATTATGATGACATACACTCATTAATAATAACTGTTCCCAATCAGGCACATCAAAGCTACACTGAATAAAATTACATTGTGAAAATTCTAGTTTTAACTTAGCAATCATTATTTTTACTGTATTTTTATCTATTTCTTCACTAAAATATAATATATCAAAATTTTTTATATGTTTTTCTTGATTTATAATAAATTTTAAAGCATTACTAAAATATTCAACTTTCATAATTATATGAAAGTCTGGATTTTTAATACTATCTCCAATTCTGAAATGCATACTTATTGTTTTAGTATTATTAAAATAATATTTATATTTATCTTTGACTGTGGTTCTTTTATGTTCTAAATTTATTAATCTACATATTTGATTAAAATATGTATCAAAATATTTATAACTTTGATAATATCCACATAGTTTGAAGTCCTCGCTGATGTGCGGAATTGTTTTGTATTTAAAAGATTCTTCTCTATAAGTTGGAATTGTTAATTGCTGTTGATATGTAAATACAGAGAGATTGCTAAGAAAGTTGCCCCAATATGTGGGTCTTTTGCTATTACTATCATGGGGTGATACTAAATCAAATTTACTAGCACTTATTTTAAATGGAATTCTGTTTTCAAATGAATATGCAATGCCGCAAAAAATTTGGAATAATTGGTTTCCAAGTCCTCCCATAATTTCAATATAAATCATAGCAAACTATATATTCAAATTAATAAATTAGCTTTAATTAATTTGAATATATATATTAATAATAAGATATAAATATTTATTATTATTATATATTATTGTATTTAATATGTTAAATAGTAATAAATGCTTGGGGGTTTTTCAGCAATTTTTTTAAAGTATTGACTTGGGAACTAGTTAATAGTAATAATAGAATAATTGTGCCTTATGTTATAAGTCGTGCAAGTAAATCAATGGATCCAGATGATCTTAACGATGTGGATAGTAAAATATATGAAAACTGTGAGAATATTTGGGAAAAGATGTTTTATCCAATTCGTGAATATAATAAAGCTGACCTTTTAGATAAAACAAACAGTATTACTGCGCTTTTTCCAAAAAATGGTGACGGTTTATTTCCTTATCCATTAAATAATTTTAGAGATGGCTATATATTTTGTAACTATTCTATTTATATTCATCCATTGTTACCACAAATTCGCCTACTATATAATGAATGTTATAATAAATTTAAGTGGACCCCATTTTTAGAAAATCATATTAAAAATAATTTAAAATTAATACCTAATCCAAGAAAAACAGTAGCTATTTTTGTAAGATCTCCACGACATTATAGTATAGGAAACGAAAAAGACTATATAAAAAATATTATTGATGAATCAAAAGTAGTTATACAAAATTATGAAAAACTATTTTTAGTAACTAATAATAAAATTGTATTAAAAGAATTTACTGATGTTTTTGGAGAAAAAATAATATTTTTACAAGATAAGAATATGGTAGACACCTTAAAATGTGATTGGATGCACGTATATTCTGGTAATACTCCTAGCATAATTGAAATTGACTATGCAAACGAATGTATTCAAAGTTTTACAGATGTATATTTAGCATCGACATGTGATTATATATTAGGCGGATCAAGCAATATGTTTTTCGGCGCATTAATTATAAATCCCAGAGTTAATTTCAAAATTCTTAATACACTAGTAAATTGTAATGGTCTTTAGTTATAGTTAATACTATATTATAAAATTATAAATATGATCTTTTAATTAAATATTACATTAACTAATAAACATTAGACAGAACATCTAACTATCTCCATAAAACGCTTTAACAAGTGGATTACATGCTATTTTTGTATAATCAAAATGTGTTAAATATAGTCCATTGAGAGACTTTACACGGGATAATGCTACATATGTTTGTCCGTAAGCAAAAATGTTGCTTCCAATATCGATTATAGCATTTTCAAGAGTTAAACCTTGTGCTTTATGAATAGTTATAGCCCACGAATAAATAAGCGGTATTTGACTAACACCAACACGTTTATTATGCTCTGATTTCCAAACAAAGTTTGTTACTGTTATAGGATTGGCTATATTATTGAATTTTACACAAGGCATGGAGTTGTCTTTAAATCCAACTACAATACCTTGACTACCATTAGCAATAATTAATTCACCACATAGTGTTGTATTTGCTATACACATAACATGCGTTCCTACTTTTAGTTTAAGCGTCTTTTCAGCAATAATGCTATTAGCCAAAAAATCATAGTCTTGTTTTACATAATTATTACTCTTAAGATATAATTCAAACAATAGTCTCTGATTTTCAAAACCATCACTGTTATCAGTTAAATCAACATAGCTCATGTTATATTCGATTTCTTGAATGTCTTTTTCTAACTTGGCATATTCTTTTGCATTAATTGTTTCAACATCTCTCTTTATAGGTGAGAGTATAGTCAAAACTTTCTCTTTTTTTAATACATCCAGTTTGGATTTATCAAAAAGTCGTGATTCTAATGCTAGTTGTGTAGATGGAGTAATTTGGCCTTTTCTAATATATTTTAATGCCTTTAATAATAATTCATCGTTTTGCCTGAAAATAGTTTTTAATATAATTTGATTTGGTTTTGGAAATAATTGTTCCCATAATATGTGTTGAAAACAATACATAGATTCTTCTTTTTCACAACCATTAGAGAATACCGGAGAGAGTTGGTAAAAATCACCTGTAAAAATTACTTGTAGCCCTCCTAATGGCCTATCATTTTTATAATATTTTTTAGCTATAAGGTCTAATAATAATAAAAGTTTTAAAGACATCATACTAACCTCGTCAATAATTAGAACTTCCAACTTTTTCCAATTCTTTAACTTCTGCGCCTTCTTTGTAAAGAGTTCACTTACTAAGTCCTCATTTTTTTTGTTTGCTAGTCCAAATCCAGCAAACATATGTAATGTTGTAGCCTTACATTCAAGTAAAATAGCAGCACATCCAGTTAAAGCACATACTTTAATGTGCTTCTCATTGTTTTCCGCATGTTTAACAATCATCTTGATTAAAAAGGATTTACCTGTTCCACCTGGACCTGTTATAAATAAATTCTCTCCAGCAACATATTTATCAAAACAAATTTGTTGTTCAACGCTTAATGTTGGTTGTGTCATTATTAATATATTTTCAAATAAATAATAAGTTTATTCAATTTTATAACTTTATAATTTAAAAACTATAAACACTAAACTTTAATACTTTAATACTTTAATACTTTAAAGACAAAAAAACAAAAAATTTAATGTTATAAAAATAAATTAATAAAATAATAAAATTGATTTATTTTTATAACTTAAAGCAACTTTATTAATATTATTATTATGGAAAAGCGCATTAATGATAAAGTTGCTGTCTATGTAGATAATATTAAATCTACAATAAAAACTTATATTGAAGACAATGAAAATATGTTATTTAATGATAAGAGTGATTTACTAAAATTTGTATATGACCTTGATAGGTTACAAATTACAAAAGACGATTTTGCTAAACGGAAGCGTTCTAAGTCAGTTGTTCCCTTTTATAATAGATGTGTTGCTAAAAAAGCTTGTGGAGAACAATGCACTCGAAAAAAGCAAACCAATTCAGATTTTTGCGGAACGCACGACAAAAATCGACCACACGGCATAATTAATTCAAACACCGGCGAAGAGACTGTTAAAAATGTGGAATTAGAAATTTGGTTACAAGAAATTAATGGTATTGGCTACTTTATAGACAAAAATAACAATATTTATAAATCGGAAGATATTTTACATAATAGCAAAAATCCTCAAATCATTGCAAAATATGAAAAAGAAAATGATAAATATAGTTTTGTTACTAGTTATAATAATCAATAG